TAGCCACCGTAGCAGGTGGCTATTTTGGTACATACGTAGATGTTGAAGGCGTCTCCAAGAATGAGTATGAACTACTCAAGCGATATAGAGACATGTCGCTACACCCAGAGGTAGACACCGCAATCGATGAAATTGTAAACGAGTTTGTGGTCAGTGATGCTGACGATGCACCCGTTGAAATTGAGTTGACCCATTTAAACATGGGTGCAGGGGTCAAGAAAAAGATTCGTGATGAGTTCGATCACATCTTAAAGATGCTGAACTTTGACAAGAACGCTCACCAAATCGTTCGTAATTGGTACGTGGATGGTAGGGTATATTACCACAAGGTCATTGATCTTGAAAACCCAAAGAAAGGAATTTTAGAACTACGAAACATTGATGCAGTCAAGATTCGTAAGGTTCGTCAAAAAATTGTTGATCCAAGAGTTGCAAATGATCCACAAGCAGTCAAAGGTACTGCGTTGCAATATGACTGGGGTGATTATGTAGAGTATTACATCTTCCAACCAAAAGGTTTTGGTGGTTCGATGTCAATGCCACACAACAGTCCATCAGATTTTTCAACTAATAACGGAATTAAAATTGCTTCAGATTCCATTGCCACAGTAAACTCTGGCGTTATGGATCTCAACAAGAAGTATAGTTTATCCTTCTTGCATAAAGCAATCAAGTCTCTCAATCAACTGCGAATGATTGAAGACTCTCTTGTTATCTACAGACTATCAAGAGCACCAGAACGTAGAATCTTTTACATTGACGTAGGTAATCTTCCTAAAGTAAAAGCGGAACAGTACCTACGTGATGTCATGGCACGTTATCGTAACAAGCTTGTATACGATGCGAGCACTGGCGAGATTCGTGATGACAAAAAGCATATGAGTATGCTTGAGGATTTCTGGTTGCCTCGTAGAGAGGGTGGACGTGGTACTGAAATTACTACGTTGCCTGGTGGTCAGAACCTTGGCGAACTTAAGGATGTTGAGTATTTCAAAAAGAAACTATACAACTCACTGAACCTACCACCATCACGTCTCACTGATGATAACAAAGCATTCAACCTTGGCAAGTCTACAGAGATCCTTCGTGATGAACTGAAGTTCAGTAAGTTCATTGGTCGTCTACGCAAGCGTTTCTCTCGTTTGTTCCACGACATTCTCAAGACTCAACTGATTCTCAAGGGTGTCATCGCCCCTGAAGATTGGGAGGACATGGAAGAGCATATTCAATATGACTTCCTGTTTGACAATCACTTCAATGAACTGAAGCAACAAGAGATGATGTTGCAGCGAGTCACTCTCGTTACCCAGATGGATCCTTTCGTTGGTAAGTATTTCTCTACAGAATATATTCGCCGTCAAATTCTCATGCAGACTGACAAAGAGTATAAAGAAATTGACAAGCAAATGCGTGTTGATATCGACAGTGGTATGGTTATCGATCCAGTTGATGTTACATCTATGGACATGATGGATCGTCAAAATGATGCTTACAAACCTGAACTAGAAGCACAATCTGCAGAGGATAGTGCTGTTAGAGAACTAGATAAAGCAAAGGAAATGGAAAAATTAAAACCTGCTCCAACAGCTTCAAAACCTAAAGCTAATAAATAAAATATAACTCTTGATTATAATATGGACACACCACTAGAGTCTGAACTCGTTGACATTGTTGATTTGATTGCTGACAAGAAGCGTGGCGAAGCGTTAGATAAGATTAACGATTATCTATACGGTAAAGCACAAGACGTTATTGATCAGTACAAACAAACCGTAGCATCCAGCTACTTTGATGAACCTACAGATACGCCAGAAGAATGAAACTCATTACAGAAAACATTGAGGAGGTCAAACTTTTGACCGAAGAAAAAGACGGTCAAAAGCATCTCTACATTGAAGGTGTATTCCTCCAGTCGGAAGTAAAAAACCGTAACGGAAGAGTATATCCATTTTCTGTTCTGGAAAAAGAAGTAGGTCGTTACAATGAAGAGTATGTAACCAAAGGTCGTGCTCTAGGAGAACTCGGTCATCCCGATGGTCCCACTGTAAACCTTGATCGTGTATCGCACAGGATCATGTCACTTAAAGCAGAGGGAAATAACTTTGTCGGTAAGGCAAGAATTCTCGATACACCAATGGGCAACATTGCCAAGTCTCTCCTTGGTGAGGGTGTGAAACTTGGTGTTTCTTCACGCGGCATGGGTAGTATTGACAGGCGTGAAAACGCTAACTATGTTATGGATGACTTCATGCTTGCAACTGCTGCAGATATTGTAGCAGATCCTTCTGCTCCTGATGCATTTGTAAACGGCATCATGGAAGGTAAGGAATGGGTATGGGACAACGGTCTCCTTAAAGAGAAAACCGTGTCTAAATACCAGGGATACATTAATGAATCATCCAAGAAAGAACTCGAAGTAAGGACCCTACAGGTCTTTGAACACTTCTTGTCAAATCTTTAATTTAATAAATAATCATAGAAATCGCTATAGAAATTCAAGGGGAAACTCACATGTCAGATATGTTAAAGGAAAAATTTGAGGAGTTTGTAACTGAAGCAGGTTTAGTTGTTGAGGCTGGCGATCCTATGCCAACCGTATCTGCAGCAGTTATTCCTGGTGGTGGATCCGCACCTGCTAGTCAGTCCAAGACCGAAGTCAACTCCAAAGCTGGAGCTGGTGAAGGACAAGGAACCGTAGGTACTGATGCTGTCAACGGTTACGGTGCTCAACAGTCAGTCACCGACAATGGTGGTCCACGTCCAGACGGAAATGATGCTGGCGAAGACAATCCTGGTGCTAAAGCATCAGCTCCTGTTGGTGCTAAAGGCGCACAGAGTGATGGAACAGCACAAACCTCTAGCATCAATGATGCTGGCGATCAAGGCAAGACGGTTACTGTTGGTGCAGATGTAGCATATGCAACATCTACTGGTCCTGATGTATCTTACCCCATCAAGCCTTCCTTCGAGTCCCTTGATATGAGTGCAGATGTTGCAGCACTTACAGAAGGTACAGAACTCACTGAAGAGTTCAAAGAAAAAGCAACTACAATTTTTGAAGCAGCCGTCAAGTCCAAACTAGCTGAAGAGTGGGCAAAACTCGAAGAGCAGTTTGAGACTCGCGTCTCCGAGCAAGTAACATCTGTTAAGGCAGAACTTGCAGAAGAGGTAGGCGGTACTATCAAGTATGCTGTTAAAGCATGGTTGGAAGAGAACCAAGTATCCATTGATCGTGGTATTCGTAACGAAATTACCGAAGACTTCATCGCTGGACTCAAGAATCTCTTCCAAGAACACTACATTAATATTCCCGATGACAAAGTTGATGTCGTCGAAGGAATGTCTGAAGATATTCGTAAGATGGAAGACAGCCTCAACGAACAGATTGAGCGCAATGTGAAACTTCAAGGTCGTCTAGATGAGTCTGCAAAAACTGTAATTCTGAATGTAATTTCGGAAGGATTGGCAGACACTCAAAAAGACAAGTTGGCATCTCTAGCAGAAGGCGTAGAGTTTGAGTCGGAAGAGAAGTTTGCAGAGAAGGTTAAGACCCTCCGTGAATCATACTTCCCAGCAAACCCCGCTTCCCCTGCAGTAGAAGCTACAGATGAAGCACCAGTAGAAGGCGAAGAAGTATCACCAGCAATGGCACAATACCTCAACGCTATCAATCGCTGGAACTCATAATAATTTAACTCCCTAATCCAAAAAGAGAAAATGTTTAACGCAGAACATCTCCAGGAAAAGTGGGCACCTGTTCTTGGTCACGAAGGCTCCTCGCCTATCGATAACCGTTACAAGAAAGCTGTCACCTCCGTCCTCCTGGAGAACCAAGAAAGATTCATGCGCGAAGAGCGCGGTATGCTAAACGAAGTTGCAGTTAACAGCCTTGGCGCTGGTACTGTTTCTCCTGGTGGCAGCGCACTCGGCAACGCTAACACCGCTGGACTTGCAGGTTTCGACCCTGTACTGATCAGCCTCGTCCGTCGTGCAATGCCTAACCTAATGGCATATGACGTTTGTGGCGTCCAACCAATGAGCGGTCCTACTGGACTAATCTTCGCAATGCGCTCACGCTACGAGAACCAAGGCGGCGAAGAAGCCTTGTTCAACGAGCCTGACAGTGCATTCTCCACAGCACACGACGCTACAGCAGGTGCTTATACACCTAGAACTGGCGCTGGTGTCGGTGGCGATTCAGAGGGTAACAACCCTGCACTTCTTAACGACTCCTCACCTGGAACCTACGAAGTAGGTCGTGGCATGAGCCGTGAGAACTTGGAGAAGATGGGCGAAGCTTCCCGTCTGTTCCGTGAGATGTCATTCAGCATTGAGAAGACTTCTGTGACTGCAAAGTCCAGAGCTTTGAAAGCAGAATACACCTTGGAACTAGCACAAGACCTCAAGGCGATCCACGGTCTAGATGCAGAGCAAGAACTTGCTAACATCTTGTCCAGTGAAGTCCTTGCAGAAATCAACCGTGAAGTTGTACGTACAGTATATCAGGTTGCTAAAGTCGGTGCTCAAAACAACGTTGCTAACGCAGGTATCTTTGACCTAGACGTTGACTCCAACGGCAGATGGTCAGTTGAGAAGTTCAAAGGACTTCTATTCCAGATTGAGCGCGATGCTAACGCAATTGCTCAAGAGACTCGTCGTGGCAAAGGCAACTTCCTCATCTGTTCTGCAGACGTTGCAAGTGCCCTAGCAATGGCAGGCGTCCTTGACTACTCCTCTGGTCTAACTGGTGCTGGTGGTCCTTCCATCGGTGA